GAACGATGGATTTCTCATATTCACAAGCTTGCCTTCGAGAATAACATCAAGGCCCTTTATTACATCACGAGCCTTACTGGAGTAGAAACGTCTCGCGATTGCTTGGCGTGCGAAGGTTAGGCATTGACTTTTGTCTCCTTTCGATTTAGTATTTCTATATTGAGTCGAAAGGAGACAATTTTATGATTATTGCTGCTATTGGCGGACGTACTGTCGATGACTACGAATTGTTGTCCAACACATTGAACAAATACACCATTTCTGAACTTGTTTCTGGGGGGTGTTCTGGTGGGGATAAAATGGTAGAACGATACGCCAAAGAAAATAATATTCATATTACAATATTTAAAGCAAATTGGAAAAAGTACGGGCGTGCCGCCGGCCCAATAAGAAATACAAAAATTATTGAATCGTGTGATTGTGTTGTTGCCCTCTGGGACGGGAAATCCAAAGGCACTGGTGATTCTATAAATAAAGCAAAGAAACTGAATCTGGAGATAAACATTGTTGAAGTTTGAAGAGTGGATTGATTTGACCGAATCTGTAGAGATTGTTGATGGCAAGTTGGTGTTCGACTATTATTAAACCAAAGGGAGTTCAATTACGAATCGTTCGGAAATTGTGTGTCTTACCGCAGCGTGTTACTTCACAATTGCCGCTTTGTGCCTTGTTCAGTATCACGGGCTCGGGATTAGCAGAACAAACTATTAGGAGATAAAATGGACGTTGAAACAATTAAGAAGCATAAAATGAAACGCTTGATGAAAGCGGTCGAGAAGGCAACCAACTTGAACAGAAAGAAATTTGGAACCATCAATGATCTAATTCGACTCAAGAAGCGACTGGAAGAATATGAAACAGAATGAATGCATGAAGTGTGAACATATGACAAAATTATATTTAGGTGAGGAATACTCTCCTCCTCCACCATCATATCTTAAATGTGGTCATCCAGATATTAAAGTTGTTTCTTTTGATCCAGTTTATGGTCGTCAAGTGAAATATCCAGATTGTGCTAATGCTAGACGTGAGCCAACCCAGTGCCTTTATGGGAAGTTGTTTGAACCAAAATTGAGCATATTTGCTAGGCTGAAACGAAAACTTTTCTCTTGACAAAGTGCTAAAAAGAGTCTAGACTCAACTTATTGAAGGAGAAGTCATGAAAAAAATAGAACAACAATTACTTGAGGCTGTATTTGAATTCGATGAATTGTACGAACGCGAAGATGTATCTGTTCTGGCCTTGGCGGCAGCCAACGCTAAAGTAGATTATTTTGAAAATTTAATAGAGCAACTCCAATATAAAGGGATGTACTTATGAACCAATCAAAAATGCCAATCGACGACTATGAAACACTCACAAAAGCAAAAGCCAGATCAAAGTTTTTGAATGAAGCCTTTGCTGACCATCCACCAGAGACTCAGATTGGGTTTAACTCATTTCCAACCAATAGATCATCCAGATCACAAGGAAGCGGCGGTGGGTGTATTTACGCGGAGTTCGACAAGGACGTTTATCCTACGTTTGATGATGTGATTGTCGAAGTTCGCAAAACATCAATCTCACACCGGAAGGCATTGCGCGAACAAAGTGCTTGACAAACAGAGCAAAAGGGTCTAGACTTATTGTATTGAAAGAGAAAACAAGGAGATTTAATTATGATTATTTCAAACAATCGCACAGAAATATATGACGTATATGTTGACGAGGCTCGTTACTCCCCAATTGCTGACGTAAATTTGCCGGGGGCGTGGGTGGCGGATACTGCCCTTGGCCTAATTACTCTTGGTCTGGAGATGGATTTTACTGGTAAAAAGGCCGCCGAAAATTACGCCAAAGAGATTTTGTAGATATGACGTACTTAGTTCATCCGAACCACAAAAGAAATCCAAAGAATTGTACTTGTAACCCACAGTATAATCAGTTGTATTTTTATTGGGACCATTCGTACGATTGTGCGTGCATTCACAATCCAGACACAGAAGATACAGCAGAAGAGCGTCGGATCATACTCGAAACCAATCAAAAACTGACGGTAGAACATCATATCGAAAATAAGACGCTGTACCGTTGCTCGCCAGAACTGGTCAAGAAATACTATCCAGAAGAATGGGAGAAATTCATCAATGAACAAAACTGAATTTGAATCTGCCATTGCTGGTATGGATGAAATTGGTGTCATCGACAAAGGTGACGTGACCGTCTATCAGTACAATGTAGCATTTCCAGATACTTTCAAGAATCCTGCGGCAAAAGAATGTCGGGGTCGAGTTTACGATAATGAAACTGGTGAAATTGTTCGAAATACTTTTGCAAAATTTTTCAATGTGAATGAGAAAGAAGAAACCCAGTTTGATCTTATCAAAGACGAGAAAATTCTCTGGGTCACGAATAAACTAGATGGCACGCTAATTTCTCCATTGATTCGTAATGACAATATTTTCTGGGGAACCAAACGCTTGGCTGATGATTTCAATGATGCGGTCTGGAAATTTTTGTCAGAAATGTCCCCTATTGAAAGTAAACAATATGTTGATTTTGTGTGGAACTGTGTGTTAGAAAATATCACACCAATGTTCGAATTTCATGACCCAAAATGCTCTGGAAGTGTCATTGTTATTCACTATGATCGGCCTTTCTTACGTTTGATTGGACTTCGTGATAATGTTACTGACGAATTATTCTACGTTCGCGATCACCCGTTGGTTTTCGCTTTTCCTTTGATAGAAGCGGTAGAACATTTGACTATTACTTCCTTGGAAGATATTGAACAGTTCCTTAGCACAGCAGAAGGCATCGAAGGCCGAGTTGTCATGCTAGAAAAAACTGGTATAGTGAAGATGAAATCTCCTTGGTATGTGAAGCGTCATCGAGTTAAGAGCTTGTTTGAATTCGATCATATCAAAGCGCAATTGATTCTAGAGAAGCATGAATTGTCTATGGATGATATTGCTCCTAATATGGAACAGACAGATCGAGAAGAATTAGAACGCTTTGGTGTAGATCTGAAAGGTCATATTGAGAAGGTGAAAGAATATATCATCGATGAATCGAACAAATTCGAAGATCGAAAGTCGTATGGTTTACATATTCAAAATCATCCTGATGTTTTTTCTGGATTGATCTTTCCACTGATCAATAATGGCAAGGATAATGCGTACAATTCCGTAGTGAAGAGCTTGGATTATTTCATCAAGAAAGATGCGCGATTCAAGCAGTGGGGTGAACTGGTGGACAAAATATGAAGGAGAATAGAATGAAAAAAGAAGAAATGATAGAAAAATTATCAGAAGGAGCATGTACTGTATATTTCACCAAGGTGAACGGCGACGAGCGTGTTCTAGTCGGAACACGAAATCCTGATCTGATTCGAGAAGATGCACAAACAGCAGAAGGTTCAAATTCTACACCCGAGCCAGAAAACATTGTTCGAGTGTTCGATTTGGAAGCGGACGGCTGGCGCTCATTTCGTGTTGATTCAGTGACAAATTTCATCGGCTGAATCAAAATCCTTGCTGCTAAATAGCTTCAAGGAGTTTAGACATGGAAGAAACAAAAATTTTAGTGGAATGTTGTTACTGTAACGGTAGTTCAGTATGCGTTCCAGATGATTCATTAGATGAAAGTAAATTTGAAATTTCCTTTTGCCCGTTTTGTGGTAATGCTGATGTAGAAACTGAAGAATTAGTTTGATTGCTGGAATTGATTATTCTATGCGAAGTCCGAGTGTTTGCGTCACTGATCACAAGGATTTCACATTTGAGAACTGTTATTTTCTAGCCATGCCATCAGCAAAACGATTGGACTCACATTATGGAAACATAGAGATCATTCAAAATCTTGGTGTTACGTCTAATCCAACCAAAAGATTTCAACACCTAGCGGCGGCAACTTGCAATTTTCTAGTACATCACAAAGTAGAGAAGGTGCTGATAGAGGATTACGCTTTTGGAGGTTCTGGGCGGGTGTTCCAGATAGGCGAAAATGGCGGCGTCCTAAAGTTGTTTTTGCTAGATTTTGGAATTGATGTTGATTTAATCGCACCAACATCATTGAAGAAATTTGCTACAGGGAAAGGTAATGCTAAGAAACAACAAATGATCGAACAATTCGAATCCGAAACTGGCGTAGATTTGTGGGAACATTTTTGTATCAAGAAAGGGAAAGGAATTCCATCGCCAATAGATGATATTGTTGATTCGTATTATCTTGCTAAATACAAAATAGAAACTTTAAGAACACAGGAGAATGAAAATGGCAGCTAAGAAAGCACCAGCTAAGAAAGTAGAAGTAGAACCAGTAGAAAAGGCTGAAACTGGCAAAGAAACAATTATTGATAAGATTGAAGATGCGGTCGAAAAAGTAGAAGAAACATTTGAATCATGGTGGAATAGAGTTGCGGTGGGTTTGATTCATCAGGGTCATTCCGACAAGACAATTTTGGTTTCTGCAGCACAACAGTCGGAAGCAGATTACAATACATTTGTAAAGAAAGATTTCGCTGGTGCGATCGAAAAGCATGGTCGTGATTTGAAGAAAGTCGCAGAAGTAGCATTCAACACTAAGAAATAACTTGACAATGTTCTCCTCTTGATGTAGTATTCAATCAAGAGGAGAACAAATTATGAAAGCCCTTTTTGATTATAATATACCTTCGTGTAGACTCACTGAAAATACAGACGAGTGGAAAGATGTTATATATTATTTCAAAGACTATTCCATCAGTTACGATACAGATAAAAATGGGAATCTAGTTATTCTTCAGCAGAAGGTGCTTTTGTCTGAATTTGATATGAATACCTTGTTCGATGTTCTAGTCGAATACTACAATATAGATATATTTTACGCCGCACTTGGTGGCGAGGGTTGTGACTTTTCTATATATGTCAGAGAAGCGCTTGACAAACGCGTAGAATAAGTTTAGTATTATCGTATTGAAGGAGATACTATGACCCCGTTTGAAATGATAAGTCGATTCCAGAGCAAATGTGCTGGCACTGTTAGACAGATGAAACAGTCTGATCACAATTATTCATCGCAGGAATTAAATCCATATCACTGTGAAGGAGATGTGTTCACCCACACTCTGCTAGTTTTCAATTATTCCGTTCAGAATAATTTTCCGATAGAAGTACAGATGGCAGCATTGATACATGACGTAGGCAAGCCTTTCTGCCGAGAAGTAAAAGAGAAGAACGGGCTAAAACACTATGTGTCGTTCAATTCTCACGAAGGTGTTTCGTTCTATCGAGGATTGTCTATTCTTGAAAGTTATCGAGATGTGTTTGACCAGTATCAAATCAATCACATAGCCAAACTTGCAGCTAATCATTCCATGCTATATGGATGGCAGAACAATAAGCTGAAATCTAAGGATGAATGGATTAAGACCGCATTTGCTGGTGATAGTTGTTTTCTACGTCATCTTTCTATGTTAGCTGAAGCTGACACACAAGGTCGAATTTCAGAATTTCCAACAGACAAACATGATTATACCAAATATCGTGATTTTACCACCGATCGAGAACCAGTACAGAAAGATGAACCTTCTCTGATGGTGCTGATTGGACCCCCAGGGTGTGGTAAATCTAGTTTTTCTTCAAACTATCCAGATTATGTGGTGATTTCGTCTGACAATATCATCGAACAACTGCCCGGCAAGAACTACAATGCTAAATGGAAGTCTGCCAATATGAAAGAAGTGGAAGCACAGATGATGAAGGAATTTCGACAAGCTGTTCGTGAAAAGAAGAACATTATCATTGATCGAACTAACATGAGCAAGAAATCCCGCCGGCGATTTCTTTGTAATGCCAAAGGATATTTCAAAAAAGCTGTTGTTTTTTACACGTCGCATTCAGTAATAAATTCTAGGAATATACTGCGTTCTCAGAAGGGTAAAACTGTTCAATCTTATATTGTTGATCGTTTCGAAAAGGCTTTTACATATCCACTGCTAGATGAATTTGACGAAGTGCTAGAAGTGTCATGATTTCAGCGGACTATTTAGAATCTGTTTTATTTTCTCTTTTGTCGGTCAAGGAGCATGAAGATTCTGGAACGGCAGAAAAAGCAAAAACACTCGTGTCTGGATATATCGATCACTTGCTACGAAAAGAGAAACTTCTTGACAAGAGCAACGAAAGAGTATAGTCTTTACTTTATTGAAAGAGGAGATTAAATGAAGTATCCAACATTAACATACACAATTATGATTATTCTATCAGGCATTGCCTGTGCTGGATGGTACGCATTGGCTGTAATTGTTTGGCCGGCGGCAAAGATACGGGAGATGATGAAATGAGCGCCAGCATCGAAAAGAAAGCTGCCATGTATCAAGTGCAGGATATGAGGCAGGATCTGCAGAATGATAGAGACAGGATTGCGCTTGAGAGCCAAGCACTGGTGGATGCAATCAATCGGCCAAAGGCAGATATGGAAACAGTATTGGAAGTGCTGAACAATATGCCCATATCATCAGACAAGCTGGCAATATTCGCTATCAAGACAATCAGGAATTTGCAATACCGCTACTTCTATGAAGCACGCTCAAGGAATAAATAATTTACAGGATAATGTGGATGCGCCGAGAAGCCTTGTACCCTGGCTGGCATCACAGACGGATGTGTTAGCGGACGATTGGGAAATTATCGTCTAATCTTTTGTAGTAGCAGGCGGGCAAGTAGGCAGCTTTTTGAACCTGTTGACTGAGCAATACCCGTATCCTAGTAGGAGACCTTTCTTAACCTACACCTGAGAAACTAGGAGTTCCATCGTTGCTACATAACACAAGCTGGCTCTGTGTATAAACCAGCACATTTACGCAGTGGCAAAGATACGGGAGATGATGATACAAAGGATTACACAGTAGAGGAATTTAGGTATTGTCTTGGACTATTTGCATCCGAGCAGCATCAAGAGGCTGGGAAGTTTGCCACTCTTTGTGAACTATATGAAGCTGGCCCATATTCAGAAACGAAGTACAGGCATGGATGAATATACCAAAATAGATACGGAGAACAGAGCTAAACTTTTTCTTGACAAGAGCGGCGAAATAGTATAGTCTTTACTTTATTGAGACAAAGGAGATTTAATTATGACATTATACAATTTCAAATACAGAACTTTAGGTGAATTTTTAGAGGCAGCCATGCTTGCTCGTATAAATCTTCGAGCCATGTGGACAAATCGAAAAGAACTTGAATTGTCTGTTCGACTCCCGAATGATGTTGACGCTAAAACATATCGTCAGCCAACATTCAATCTATGTCAAGATTATTCAACAATTCCAATTCTATGCCCCGCAAATGAAGAGGTGAAGATTTGACTATTAAAAAACATTAAGAAAGCGAGTTGATGATGGTTAATAAAGAATTAAAGTACAAAAAACTAACTCAGATAGAACACCTACTGCGGAGACCAGCACTTTATATAGGGTCTGTTGTTTCTAAACGGGACAACTGCTTTCTTTTGGATAAGAAACGAATTAGAATTTCAGAACGACCAGCAGAATGGAATCCAGCGCTACTTAAACTGTTTGATGAAATTATTTCCAATTGTGTGGACGAAGCAACAAAAAACAAGAAGTTGGACACAATAAAAGTTAGTATTGATAGAAAATCTGGAAGAATTACCGTAGAAGATAACGGCGGGATTCCTGTTGTTATTGATAAACATTATAAGCAATATATTCCAGAGATGATCTTCACTGAACTACTGTGCGGGTCAAACTTTGAAGATGACATAAACAGTACAACTACTGGGCAAAACGGCATAGGCAGCAAAGCCGTTTGCATCTTCTCTACAGTCTTTGAAGTTACTACATGTGATGGGAAGAATCAGTTTTTTCAAAAGTGTGAAGATAATTTGTCGAAAAAGTCGCCACCAAAAATCACAAAATCGAGAAAAAGTGGCACAACTATTTCATACATTTTAGACTATGATAGATTCAATGCTTCTCTTGCTGGTGATAACTACGAAAAAATTGTCAAACGAATATATGACGTAGCAGCATGTAATCCGCATTTGAAGATTTATCTTGATGGAGACAGAGTAAGATTTGCTTCATTCAAAGCATATATTTCAAAATATACTTCTGAATTTGTTTATGCGGCGAATAATGATTGGAACGTCGGCGTAGCATCATCGGACAACGGCTTTCAACAAATTTCTTTCGTCAACACAACAGAAACTTTCGGTGGCGGACAACATGTAGATTATATTGCTGATCAAATTGTTTCTAAAGTTCGAGAGTATATAAAAAAGAAACATAAAATTGACGTGAAGCCAGCAAACATCAAGAATCATCTAACTTTGTTTATCAATGCTAGAATTATAAATCCTAGATACCCTTCACAAACAAAAGAAACACTGATCACAGAAGTTCGAGACTTTGGCACATCGTTTGAAATACCCAAGAAAATGATTGATGATATTCTCAAGAGCAATATCGTTCAAAGTGTTTTAGATTGGGTAGAATCAAAGAAACGTCAGGAAGAACTAGCCAAACTTAGAAAAGCATCAAAGAACAACAAACGAAAAAAGGTAGCGGCACATATTCGCGCCACTGGAATCGGTCGCCATAAAACACTCTATCTTTTCGAAGGTCTTTCTGCTATATCCATGTTCTTAGATGTACGAGATAGAAAAACTCAAGGTGGATTTCCACTAAAAGGGAAACCATTGAATTGGCGTAAAGCTAAATCAATGGTAGATGTGGCAAACAATGTCGAAATCGCTTCTATCATGGCAATTCTAGGATTGGAGTTCGGGAAGCCCGCAAGAAATTTGAATTATGATTGTATCGGCTATGTAGCCGACGCCGATCTCGATGGCGCAGGTTCTATTGTAGGATTACTAAACAACTTTTTCTCAATGTGGCCGGAATTGTTTGACGAAGAACGTATTAGAATTATTAGATCGCCTGTCATGGTAGTGTCAAAGCGTGGACAAGAATCAAAGTATTTCTACAATTTGGGAGATTTTGAGAAAGCTGACTTGGATGATAGTTGGACAAAGAAATACAAGAAAGGGCTTGGTTCACTCACAATGACAGAATACGAAACAATGCTTCGTAAGCCTGTATATGATGTCTTGACATTAGGCGCAGATGGTTTAGAATCCCTACAGATGGCATTTGGAGATAATGTCAATCAAAGAAAAAAATGGTTAGGAGAATAATATGGATATTAAGGAATTGGAGAAAGAGGAAAAGATACTGGCAGAACGACTTATGGGAAATCCTTTGGATGGCGTAGCTGGTGCTAGATGGTTTGAAGTACAGAAAGAATTAGCAAAATTTCCGGTTGAATTACGCACTAGCCCATTCTTGGTAGAAGGATAAATGGGAATATACAGCGTAAAAGATCATGTAAATACTGAACTTCGAGAATACGCTCTGTACACGTTGTCTTGCAGGGCCTTGCCATGCTTGATTGATGGGTTTAAGCCATCTCAGCGCAAGGCGTTATTCACCGCTATAAAGGTAGCCAACGGGAAATCTATCAAGACGGCGGCACTCGCAGGGGCGGTGATGGCGGCAAATTATCATCATGGAACAGACCCACTAAACGAAGCTATTGTTGGAATGGCGGCACCACATACAAATCTTGAGCCTATTCTGGAGGGGGTCGGATCATTTGGCTCGAGATTGGTTCCGCATGCGGCATCGCCTAGATATACAGAAGTAAAACTTGGGAAAGCATTCTCAAAGTATTTTGCTGACAATGACATTCTTGAAACATCATTAGACCCAGAGAATCCGGAACCAAAAACATATCTTCCACTGATTCCTTGGGTGTTAGTCAATGGTATTAGAGGAATTGCTACAGGATTCGCTACAGCTATATTACCTCGTAGGCCAGAACAACTAGCACAAAGCTGTATCGAATATCTCAAAACTGGTGAAATTACAAGCAAAATTCTTCCAACCTTCAAAGATTTCTCTGGCAACATATCAGTTGATGAAAGTTCATATGTTGTAGAAGGAACTATTGAACGAAAAACTGGAACGAAATTGACTATCACAGAAATCCCTGTTGGTATTGATAGAACAAAATATGTATCAATCTTGGATGATTTGGTTGATAAGTCAGTCATTGTTTCGTATGAAGATGAATGCTCGAAATCGGGGTTCCAATTTTCTATTGTTGTTCCAAGATCATCTAAGAATGTTTCTGATGCTGATTGGCTTAAGAAATTGAAATTGGTCAAAAAAGTGTCAGAAAACTTGTCGATGATTTCACCAGAAGGGGAATTGAAAATTTATGATGACGTGAATCAAGTGATTAAAGATTTTGTGGACTATCGTTTGACCAAGTATTTTGTTCGATATGCGTATTATATTGCGCGAGACACAAAAAAGCGTACATTATTGGCAGAGCGCGTACGGTTTTGTGATTTGGTTATAGCTGGAACTATTATACTAAAAGATACAACTCGTGCGCAATTACTTTCACAACTAACCAAATTGAAGTTCTCAAAGGAACATAGAGAAAAATTTGTGGAATTGTCTATCACTTCACTGACCAAAGATAGCATCGTTAAGATCAAGAAAGACATATCCGCTCTTGACAAGAGTATCCAGATGTGTAAGAATATAGATTATGAAAAGCAATATATCAAGGAACTGGAGGCAGTATGAATTTGATTGAATTATCAAAAACCAGAACACTGGCACTTATTGAAGCATTAGCTAAGGAGGTGATTTCTGGAAGCGAACCATATACCCATATTTTAGGTGTATCTCGAGGGGGCCTGATCCCAGCAGTATATTTGTCACATAAATTGAATCTACCGCTGGCTATCTCTAATTATTCTTCGCCAGATGGAAACGGTCACGGTTCATATCATTTTGTGTGGTTAGACGATCGACACGTTCCGATTGATAAAAATTCAAGAGTGTTAGTTGTTGATGATATTGCTGACACTGGAAGCACCCTGTGCGATATTGGACAAGAACTAGATGTTCGATGTGAGTTGGTTCACTTCCTGACGCTGGTATATCGAGAGGGCTCTATCATCTATCCGGAATATATCGGACTGCAAATTCATGCAGATGACCCTTGGGTAAAATTCGACTGGGAGGATGAATGATATTGACGGATTTCTCAGCCTTGCTCTGGGGCTGTGTTCATTCTTCCAGAGGTGCGACTATAGATGAATCTTTTGTTCGTCATGGTATTTTGAATCAGCTACGAGCAACCAGACGAAAGTATGGAGCAAAATATGGCGAATTAGTGATTTGCTGCGATGATCGACACTATTGGCGCAAAGACATAAATCCTTACTACAAGGGGCAGAGAGCAGCGGCGCGGAAGAAATCTCCGTATGATATGAAGATGATTTACGGCGTTTTCGATGAAGTGAAACAGACCCTTGGTTCTTCATTTCCTTATAAGGTGATTCAAGTCGAACGAGCGGAGGCAGATGACGTGATTGGAGTTCTTGCTCGGCTGTATTCGAGTAGAGATTCAAATACTATGATATACAGCAGGGACAAAGATTTCCGGTCTCTACAGCAATATTCTAATGTGGCGCAAATTGACCCAGTTACAAAGAAAGAGTTAAAGCTGGAAGAACCAGCAGAACACTTCATCATGAGACATTCCATAATTGGTGACGGAATTGATGGAATTTGTAATTGCCTATCAAATATCGATACTCTAATGGCCCGTGTCAAAGAAAAAGTTGGCAGAATGGGTCAAGATGACACCAGAACAATTTTGTAAGGAGTCTGGCGTTACACTCGAACGATTTAATATCAATCGAGAACAGGTAGATTTATCGAGAACCCCTCAATATATTGTAGATGAAGTTGTGCGCCAATATGAATCAGACAAAAAGACCCCACTTGGCGGATATTCTTCTGCTATTTTACGTTACTTCATGAAGCATAGGATGAAAATAATGACGGATTATCTTGATGATTTTGTATTCAAGATCAAAGAAAATAAAATAGAAAGTTGTGGCAACTCGAAAGATTTGAGTTCGTTCTTTTAGTGCTTGACAAGACCATCAATATAGTTTAGACTAGACTTACTGAAAGAGAAGTTAAGGAGAGTAATAATGAATAGTAATGAATTTATGGACTGGTTGAGCGGATACCTAGAAGCAATTCCTGACCCAACAAAGGAAAATATCGAAGTCATTAAAAAACGTCTGAGAACTGCTCAGAAAGTGCAAACTAATCATTTCGACGCACCGAACACGACGCGAGCATGGCCAACGCCAACGATATACGGGCCAATCGAATTCTAGTTCGACGAAGGAGATTATATTATGAAATCAAATTGTTGCGAAGCACCAATGCCAGATTACGATATTTGCGACCTGTGTCCAGAATGTTTAGAACACTGCGAACCAATCGAAGACGAGGAAGAAGAATGATTTTATCTATATTAGATGAAGTATCAGCAGCATCCGGCTCAAACGAAAAACTCAGAATTCTAAAAGAACATGCTGACAATGATGTTCTCAAAGAAGTGTTTCGACTTACCTATGATAATATGACACAGTTTTATATTAAAAAGATTCCACAATATACAAGCTCTTTAGATGCCGAAATTAATTTAACATTGAATAACGCGTTTTTACAGTTGAAACTATTGTCTTATAGAGATTTGACCGGCAACAATGCGGTTAATCACTTGAAAGGCATACTAGAAAACGTCTTTTTGCGCGATGCTGTCGTCATTGAACGTATTATTGGTAGAGACTTGCGAATTGGTTGTTCTTCAAACACAGCAAACAAAGTCTGGCCGGGACTGATTGAAAAGTTCCCATGTATGTTGTGCGAATCATTCTCAGAGAAGAATTTGAAGAAAATCCACTATCCCGCACTAATTCAAGAGAAGTGTGACGGCGCACGAGTTTGTTTCGTGGTCAACAAAGGTGTAGTACGAACACTAGGACGCTCTGGCAAAGAGATTCATATTCACGGCGCTTTAGATCAAGCAATCTTAGACATTTTAGATTATTTTGGTGTGAACTCTGGTGTTATTGATGGTGAACTACTGATGGTAGATGACTCTGGGGCAATTCAACCAAGAGAAATCGGCAATGGTATGATCAATCGGGCTATTCGTGGTAAGATGACAAAGGAAGAATCAAAGTTTGTTGTCACTAAAGTTTGGGATTATATTTCAATAGAAGATTTCTCGAGTGTGAAGAATGCTAAAGGTACGATTCGACTGTCTGAACGCGACGAGAAATTGTTTGAAGCTGTAGATTGTCGTGGTGGAACTCAAATTTTTACACCACAATCTAAAATTGTCGAATCCTTAGATGAAGCAATGATGTTCTATGCTGATCAATTGTCACAGGGGAACGAGGGCGCTGTACTGAAAAATCTGGATACTGTTTGGGAGAATCGCCGGAGCAGGAATCAGGTTAAGCTAAAAATCGAGGAATGCGTAGAACTTCGAGTGATCGACAAAGCAGAAGGTCAAGGTAATTTCAAAGGAAATCTTGGCGCTTTAGTATGTCAGTCAGAAGATGGTGGATTGCTAGTCAAAGTTTCTGGGATGAATTTGAAACAACGTACAGAGTTTTGGGATTCTGATGAAATTGTTGGTCAAGTTATCACAGTCAAAGCTAATGATTATCAGAAGGGGAAAAATAAAGATACATATTCACTATTCTTGCCAAGATTTGTAGAAGAACGATTAGATAAATCGACGGCGAATACAACGGAAGAAATTCTCGAGTGTTTCGATACAGTGTATAACCGAAGTTCAAAATGAAGATAGCCCCAGTAAAATTCTTTGGAACGACTTTGGGTTGTGGCTTTGTTGTAGTTTTGTTGTCGGCAATTCCAGCTTGGGTCACTCACGTTATATTTTGCATACAAAATCAAGATTGGATATTCCTTCTGGCTGGAGCAATTTTCTTCCCAATTGGAATTGTTCATGGCTGGGGATTATGGTTTGGATTGTTTTGAAAATTAATGCTTGACAAGTCAATCAAGATATGGTAGAATCAACAACATACTAAATAACGATTCAAGGCGCTACAGTACGTCGTAAAGCGATTTGAATTTGTTTTTGATGTACTGGTAAGCAAAGGAGATAAAAACGTGTCAGAAAGCGTTCTAACGGTTCGAACAACAAGCGGAGCAGAATATACTTCTGTGGCGGACGAAACGGAAAAAATGGCATTGGTGATGAAAGAAATTACAAATTTAGAATCTTTCTGGTTTTATGATCAAACTGGAAGCATGCTTACCTTTCCCACATCAGCTATTGAATCATATAAAATGACTACGGTCAAAACACCATTTTGGAATAAATGGAACAACAAGGAGAATAAATGAGCATACTTATGGGTAGAGATAATCCAGATGGATATAAACTTGAGGAACTATTGCAGGCTGTTTCGGCCGAAATTGTAGCAAAGTGTTCTTATATTGAAGACGACCCAGACTTCGAAGCGAAGACAGTGCTACGCAACAACCAGCAGATAGTTGGCTTATTGCTACAGGCCGAAGCATTGCAACGGTACTCTTACGATGTGCTTGATAGCATGAGCCTAAATGAAGGCCCGTTAGGCAATTATAGAATAGGTACACAAAAGGAGAATAAATGAGTAATATTAGAGCAGTGATGTTGAAAAACGGCGCGGAATTTATCGCGGAAGTTGTAGAAGACGATTTTGATACGAACACCGTTGTATTGAACAACCCGGTGACTATCGTTCAAGGAAACGACGGACAAGCGAGATTCGCCCCGTGGTTCGCTTTTGCCGCATCACGCAAGTTCACATTTTCTGTAGACCAAGTGTTACTACTCAACCAAGCCTGCGCAGATGTTGTCTCGGGTTATCAGCAGGCATTTGGACTGATTCAGACGGCAACAGAAAAGAAAATTATTACCTGACAAAAAGAGGAATTATGAAAATCTCAATCCTTTCAGATTTGCATATAGAGTCGGCACCATATAAATTAGATTTGCCACAAGCAGATGTTTTAATTTTGGCGGGTGATATGGTGTCGTCTGTTCCTTACGCTCAGAAAGATTATCAAGATTTTATCAATCGGGCAAATCTTGAATATGGTAAGGATAACGTATTTGAACTAGAAGGCAATCATACTGGATATAGTGGTTCTATTGACAGTTTCAAGCATCCTCAATATTGTGTTGTTCGTGACGATGTTGTTCTAATAGGCGCTACATTGTGGTCTGGCGAAGGTTCACAGTTTGCTTATACTATGATGAACGACAAATTTATTGACGGGTTCACTTGGGACTGGATGAATAATAGACACAAAGCTGATCTTGAATTTATCGAATCTTGTTTAGAAAAACATCAAGACAAGAAATGTGTTGTTTTTACTCACCATTTACCGTCGCTTAGTTGTGTTCATAAAAAATGGTTGATAGATGGCACTGGTGGTTGCAATCTAGGATTTTACACAAATCTTGACTGGCTGCTAGATAAATACCGGCCCGATGTTTGGATTTGCGGACATACGCATGATAGCTTCGATAAACTTCACAACAATAGCAAAACTCGGCTAGTTTGTAATCCAAGAGGGTATTCAAAATGGAACGGGAGTTTCGAGAATGGGGAATTTAACTGTTTGAAGGTCATTGAATTATGAAATATCATCCAAATGTAGAGATGCCAGACATAGAGAAAGATATAATTGACTCTATCGAAACGACTGGCTTATATTTTCGCCCGCTGTTACACTGTTGGCAAATATGGTTAGTAGAAGAAGAAGGAAGAAAAGAGTTGGTTGGTTACATCAAAGAACCCGGTGGCCTTGAATCTGCACAGGACTTATGGGATGAATTTGCCTATATTGTTCAAAACAAAGTAACATCAGTCTATGATCTATACGACAAAAAATACATTCATTAGGAGAGAATATGCACAGAGTACGACCATTGGGAAATAAAGTGCGTGTGAAGTTGCTTGACCCGCCGAAATTGTCAGATAGGATCATTTTGCTGACACCAGACAAGCATCTTCACCCAAATCGAGATGCTTTGGTTACCGCAGTAGGCCCCGGTGATATAATGAAGAACGGTAAACGTCGCCCGATGACAGTTTCAGTTGGCGACAAAGTTCAGATTTCTGGGATTTGTGGTTCTGACGGAAAGCATGAAGGAAAGAAAGTAGATTCCGAGGAAGTTATTATCACCGAAGATGATGTCTATTTCATATATTGATGCTTGACAAGAGCAAAGAAATAGTTTAGACTTATTGTATTGAAAGAGAAATTGAGGAGAAATAATTATGAATAACGAAATAATGGACGCTGTACTGCTTATAGAACGGGTCATTGAAAAGGAATTGCTCAAAGACGAACCGGATCTTCACTATATTGATGTGTTAGAAGAAGCACAAGATAATCTGGAAGCGCAAATTGAAAATTATTGAAAATGTCGCGGTGGTGATATGTGTTGCTGCCAGTGTTATGATTTCGATTTACGCCAAAGACGCAAATTTTGTTTTGGTGTTTTCGCTGTTTAGTGTGTCTGCTTTAATTTTGGCAGTTACAACTTACCTGAAGAAAGACTATGCTATTTGTCTCCTTCAAGTTTTCTTTGTTGCGGTTAATACATTTGCTCTGGTGAAGGAGTTGTTTTAAGCGGATATGAGTTTTTCGATCCTACCAATGTTGTTTAGGATTTTAGCTTTAGTTTTCGCATTACCAATAGCTTTGTGAACATGAGCCTTTGCTGCTTCGATGGCCTGTTTGAACGCTGTTGTGGCAGACATTGCGGCCGCAGATAAATTTGCTCCAATGTGCAAGCCTAACGTCGCATCGATTAAATGGATAGGCCCAGTCACTAAATGTAAGCTGGCCTGATCTAATTTCAACAAGAAATCCAACACATCTTCTTTCTTGATAGATTTGCCAACTTCTTTGATTTTATCTGTGTCGCCACGAACAGCAGCGCCGATCAATTGTGCCATCCCTTTCCCAATAGATAGAGCGTATTGAATCAACCCCTTTCCCTGTGAAGCATGAAGACCAACCTTTGCTAGAACGTGATGTGCTTTGTCTAGCACGGCTTCGTCGAGAAAGTCGTTTTCTGTTTCTTCTGCTAAAACAGCAAGTTCAAGAATTGCCCGTTCATAAGATTCGTTGGTTAGGTGTTGTTTGAATGTCAGCATAATACTATTTAGCAAATCTTTTCTTGACAAACGCGTAGAATAAGTTTAGTATTATTGTATTGAAAGAGAAGACAAGGAGATTTAATTATGACGACAGAAAATTTGACATCAGAGAAGTTTTTGGGAGAACTGTCCGCGCTTTTGAACAAGTATGACGCGGAACTTCTGGTCGATGACGACGGCGCAGGATATGGTGCCCAAGCAGGTCAAGCAACAGTCACATTTAATTCAAAGTATGACGAACGTGGAAATCACATTCGAGAATTTGAAGAAATTATTCTTCCTAGTTGGATTGGCTAATGGACGCAGAAAACATCATGTCAAGCTACGACGAAATGAAGGAATTAGATAATTACCGTAGGAATTTGGTATATCATGTTCATCCTTGTTCTAATTGTGGCGAATTAACACAACTACAATTGATGAATTATCCACAAATTGGAGAAAATCCAATATGGCGTTGTCGTCGTTGTTCTCATAGTTGGACGGAAGAAATTGAAATTATTTGAAAAAATTCTGGACAGAGCAAAAACTTTGTCCGACGAATCAGACTTCGAAAAGCATAAAATCGGTGCTGTGATAATCAACCACCACGGAAAAATAATGTCAGAGGCTTTTAATTCGACCAAATCTCACCCTGTTCAACAGAAATGGGCAAATTCCGTGAATCGACCAGAACGATGTTTCCTGCATGCAGAGATAGCAGCACTGGTGAAACTTCGAACGCTGGATGTCGAAGCAATATATGTGGCTCGTAAATTGAAGAACGGCAAAACCGCATGTGCCAAGCCATGTACAATTTGTGTAGCCGCATTGAAGGATTCTATCATCGAAAATGTTGTATATACTACTCCAGAAGGTTTTTCGGTGATGAATGTTGGTGCTTGACAAACGCACAAAATAAGTTTAGACTTATTGTATTGAAAGAGAAAACAAAAGGAGATTATATTATGGCTTTTATGAATCAAGAACACAAAAAGGAATTGGCGCCAGCAATCAAGTTGGTACTCAAGAAGTATGGCATGAAAGGTTCAATCGCAGTTGAGCATTATTCCTCCCTTGTGGTGAATATTCGCGAAGGTAAGCTGGATTTGATTGAAAATTGGATCGAAAATCACGCATACGACCGTGTACAAAATACATCAGAACAGATAGACACGCGGACAGCGGAAGACAGGGCCACCGCTCACATACAAGTAAACCCTTATAATATAGATAGTTCATTCTCTGGAGATTGTGAGAAGTTCCTGTCGGAGCTTCGTGTAGCGATGATGACCGGGAATCACAACAATTCTGATGTAATGTCTGATTATTTCGATGTTGGTTGGTACATCAATATCAATATCGGACGCTGGAACAAACCATACAAATTTGTCGCTTGACAATAGCGTCAAAATAGTTTAGACTTAACTCAATGGGAAAGAAGCGTTCAAAGAACAAGCTTCAACGGTTAGACAAACTAACCACTGGTGAAAGGCCAGGAAAATAAGGGTTGACAAGATCAAAGAAATAGTTTAGACTTATTGTATTGAAAGAGAAAACAAAAACAAAAGGAGATTTAATTATGAAAATTTACATTACGGATTTAGCAGCATATAACGAAGGCAACTTGGACGGGTTCTGGTTGGATATTGAATGTCTGGACGCTGATGAAATTCAAGACGAAATTGACATTTTTCTGGAAAAGCAGTCAGAGAAGTATGGCGTAGAACGTGAAGAATATTTTGTCACTGATTATGATGGTATTTCTAGTGAATTTGGTGAGTATCCAGTCATTGATGAATTGGTAGAATATGCAGAAAACGTAGATCAATATGGACAATCGGTTGTCGATGCGGCCAAATGCCTAGACGTACCAGTTGAATCATATAGTGGTAGCTATGATAACACTACCGATCTGGCTATCGAATACGCTGAATCTACTGATTTGTTTGGCGGCTGCGCTGAAACTTTGGAACGGTATTTCGACTATGAATCATTTGGACGCGATCTGGCTATGGATTATTCTGAATATGACGGTTACTATTTCAGCAATTGTTACTAGGAGCAAACATGATAGAAAATAAATTCAAACCATTTCCTAAGATTGGTCAATTCTCTGGAGTAGTAAGACACGTTCGGCGGCGGCATGATTTTCAAGGATTCGATGAAGAAGGCACTGCGATCATTGAACATAAGAGTGATTATCCTACAATAAAATTCATCGGAACTCCGAAATTACACGGTACGAATTCCGCTGTCAGGGTATGTAATGGAGTTCGAACTCCGGAGTCTAGGACTCGAGATATTTCAATCACGAAGGATAATGCTGGGTTTGCGGCATTTGTCGCTGGTCTACCAGAAGAAGTCTGGAATTTACTTCCACAAGATGGTGTTATCTTCGGAGAATGGTGTGGGGCCGGTATTCAGAAGAGTGTTGCTATTTGTCAGCTTCCTAAAATGTGGATGCTGTTCGATAAATTTGTAGAGCGCAAAGATAAACCCGGAGAATATGTCCACGAACGTGTCTATAATCTAGACGAAGAATCAATGCGTATTCTAAACGAGAATCAGGTCTATTTCATTGATCAATTCAAGAAGTATGAGGTAGAGGTTGATTTTAACCATCCAGAACTATCAACAAACATGCTTTGTGAACTGACACAATCTGTAGAAGATGAATGTCCGGTAGGAAAGGCGTTTGGTGTATCAGACATCGGTGAAGGGATTGTTTATCGCCCCGCAGATTATGAATTGTCTCTGGATGCGGGGTGCTGGTTTAAGTGCAAAGGTTCGAAGCATCAATCTTCACATACAAAGACTTTAGCACCAGTAGACGTAGAGAAAATGAATTCTGTCCAAGAATTTGCGGATGCTACGGTAACACAGAATCGCTTGGAACAAGGATTATCTGTATTGCGTGAAGCAGGCAAAGAAGTTGATCGAAAAGAGACTGGCTTTTACTTGAAATGGATCGTCAATGATATTTTGGATGAAGAAATCGAAATGCTTTGCGCTAGCGGTCTATGTGCCAAAGATGTATCAAAAAGCATTTCAAGCAAGGCCACAGTTTTTTGGTTCGCCCAATGCGATAAATTTTAGGAGAATAAAATGAATTTAGAATTAAAAATCAATGCCATCGATAATGACATGGTTGAAATGTGGGTAAATGTTGAGTCGACAAGAGCTTTGATTTCTGTTGCTCATATTGATTGTTTCTCAGAATTCTCTAGCGAATTTTTGGATGACTATGGAAATGTTAATACAGAGATATACTTACCGGTCGAAATGAAATTGATCACAGAAGCATATGCCGAATCAGAGGAAGAAATTTCATCAGATTTAGAAAAACGTGTACAGCGATTAGAGGATGTTATGATTCGATTGAATCTTTTGAATCAATCCTAAGCCACTTTACTCTTGATTTGATAGCAGTATATCAAAAAGAAATTCAAATCGTTTCTAGGTGTATAGAAACAGCCAGAAACAGCTAAAGGAAAGTTCTTGACAAGAGCAATTCATTAGTGTAGCATAAATCAATTGGAGATAAATGAAATGACACTTAGAAAATGGAAATGTGAAATTTTAGTTGATGACCACGGCGAATTGCCAGACGGCGCAGATTTCGCACCAAGACGCGCTGCCCAATTAGCGATAGAGAAAATTGGATTTGAAATTTTGTATAATTCTTCTGGATGGGGCCAAGAAATAACAAAGTACGATGAAGAATACTTGGATTTTAGAGGTAGAAAATGAATAAACATTTAATTTGCTTTGAAAATACTTGGAACTGCCTAGCATATAGGGCGCCGGTGTTATTATGGATAGCAGCCATCACGATTTGGATAGCAATATCGAATGCTGTATGTGTTTCTCTTTTTGGCAGTATTATGCTGGATCACAAAGAATTTATTCATATCAACGACACCACCGTTCAAGTGGTAACATCACAGGTCAAGTTAGACATAATTTTACAGACCTTGTATTATGCCGCCGTCAGTTTGGTCGGCACATTTTTTGCGCTAATCTTTGGTATGCTTCTAATAGATATTTTTAAGGAGATAAAAAGTTTGAAAACAACAATAAAAGAATGTAGTGCTCGCGATCGATGACAAATAAAGAACTACAAGAAAAATTAGCAATGATTCCAGACAATGCTATTATCTACAACTATGCGGATGAAGGGCAAACCGAGGTTCATTGTGGTTCTGTCATGGTTACAGACTCTGATGATCTACCATATTACGGAGACGAATTAAAATGGCAGCCTTTAGCTGGCCGAACTGAAGATGAACTTTTACGAACAACCGGAGTAGTAATAGGATGAAAATCTATCAAAAGCTATTGAAAGATATTCTCAAGAATGGAGAATTAAAACACAATCGAACAGGCATTGATACTCTAAGCGTATTTGCTAGACAGATGCGATTTGATGTGACAAAAGGATTTCCAATTGTCACGACGAAAAGCGTCTATTGGAAAGGTGTTGTTCACGAACTTCTATGGTTCATCTCTGGAAATACCAACATCAAATACCTTCAAGATAACAATGTTCATATCTGGGATGCGTGGGCTGATGAAAACGGTGACCTCGGGAAAATTTATGGGAGCGCATGGCGAGATTTCAATGGTGTTGATCAGCTTCAAAACGTCATCGACAAACTTCGAACAAATCCAGACGATCGTAGATTAATTGTATCGGCATGGGATCCTTGTGTTCTACCCGACGATTCAAAATCGTTTGCTGAAAATGTAGCTGATGGAAAACAGGCTTTGCCCCCTTGTCACTATTGTTTTCAGTTTGTCGCAATTAATGGCAAATTAAATCTTATCTGGAATCAAAGATCGAATGATGCCCCGATTGGAATTCCATTCAATATCGCGTCTTATGCTCTTCTACTTCATATGGTAGCACATATCACAGGGTTGGAAGCAAATGAATTGGTTTGGTCTGGTGCCGATGTTCATCTATATGTTAATCAGATCCCTGGGGTGAAAATTCAAATCAGGAGAAATCCATTACATCTACCAGTTCTTGGATTAAATCCAGACATCAAAGAGATCGACGATTTCAAATTTGAAGATATACAATTGGTGAACTATAATCATCATGATAAAATCGACATGGGAAAGGTGGCAGTATGAGCAAAGGAAAATACCTAACGAGAAATTCAAACCGTTCTCTACCAAGTCAACAAAATTGAAAATTGAAGAATTAGACCTCGATGCCTGACTATCATCAAAGAGAAGAAACACCGACAGGTTTTTGTTCTAAGTGTGGTAGAGTACCATCTCAATGTGAATGTGAGGATAAACGCTTGACAAATTCTGAGAAAAGTGTAGAATCAACAAAAGGAGAAAAATAACTATGGCATTATCGAACGCGGACAAAGATATTATATCACGAGCAATCAAGGAATTTGATGCCTCTCTAACACGTCAGGCAGCAGAACGTGAACTACAGAAGGGCATTTGTGAAAAGTTGAAGGACACTTGTGAATTAGACCCAAAGGTTACACGCAAATTAGCAAAATTGTATTATGCTCAGAATCGTCAGGAAGTAGAGACAGAATTTGACGATGTTATTGGCATTTATGACTCTTGTATCGAAGTTGCTCCTACCGTATGAGTTTAGAACATGTAATGATTGATCTGGAAACTTTGTCTACCAGACCAACAGCAGCTATTCTATCTATTGGCGCGGTTCAATTCGATCCATACTCTGGAAAATTTGGCGAAAAGTTTTATACAACAATATTGACAGAATCATGTAAAACCGCAGGATTGTCGATCAATCAAGATACGGTAAATTGGTGGTGTGGTCAAGGGGAATCCGCCCAGAAAGTTTTACACGATTGTATGGACTTCCAGACGTCGCCAACATTGTCAGAATCATTGTCGGATTTGTCAAAGTTCGTCAAAGACAATCACCTAAAATATCCTTGGTCTTGTGGTGCCGGATTTGATATTCCTATCTTGTCTAATGCTTATGCTGTGACAAAACAGCAAATACCATGGGATTTCTGGAATGCTAGATGTTATCGAACAATGAAAGCATTGTTCCGAGTAGATGAAGATAAGTTCGAAGGCACAGCGCATAACGCTCTGGATGATGCTATTCACCAAGCAAAACATTTATGTAAAATCATGGGGGACGAATGACAGATAAACTAGAAAAGATTAGAATTGCTAGAGCAGAATTCGTTGCTCGTGTTGAAGAATTGGCTGATGGTCATGATTATTTGGCCGCCATTGCTCAGGTTTGTCTGGAAAATAATATCGATGAGATCACCGCAGCGGATTTTGTGACTGGTTCATTATACAATCTGGTGAAACAAGAAGCAACAGAGAAGAAATTGTTACCAACCAATGATTTAGGATTTGTTCCTCTAGACGTGGGATGACTGGTTTTGAAGTCTATAGAACATATTGCGCGATAAAAGCCCACTTTAATTCTTCGTTTGATTTCACCGCTAACGGAACAAGAATCAATATCAAGAGAAAGAATTATGATAATCGAAGGGATAAAATATTTTTTGAGAATTTGTCAAACAAACATATAGATTATATTGTTCCGTTTTTGGTAGCAAACTTCATTGACAATCCTAATGCGTGGATTGGGGATCTACAATTAAACATTGAAACGCAAGATATATATTTCGAATGGAAGAAACGAGTCACTAAACTTTTTCACAATGCTGATATAGAATTGCGTTCACTAAAAAAGTTTATGACCGACAAAGATTTGGATTTCAATTCTATATTCGAGTTGATGAACAACAAAGCACCAATTTTATATAGAATGACAGCACAAGGATATTTGAACATAGAAACATATATGGTAGTTGATACTGCTTTGAATTGTCACCAACATATTTCGGATTTAATGGAAGATGATCCTGTGTTTGAATTGTTTGATAGACGTGTAGTGAACTATAGACCATTTCTATTGTTGAAACCAGACAAATGTATTGGATTAGTGAAGAAAATATTTCTTGACAAGGAGGCGAAAGAAGTATAGCATAAATAGAATGCAGCATAAAACTGCGTAAATCAAAATAGCAACTAATAGGCGAAACGCCAACAATTAGCGCAAATAAAACGGAGAAATAAAAAAATGTCAATATCAGCAATGAAGAAAAATAGAATGTCCTTTGAGACATTAGCAGAAAAGTTTAAACAATCAGATTCAAAATCCAATCAAAATAAAGATGACAGGCAATTTTACCCCGCACGCGACGAAAACGGAAACGCACAGGCAGTAATTCGTTTTCTACCACCAAAAGAAGGGGAAGAGGTGCCCTGGGTCAAAATTTTTAGTCACTCTATCAAAGGGGCTGGATGGTATATCGAAAACTGTCCGACCACAATTGGTAATGACTGCCCAGCATGCAAATCGAACGGGGTTCTGTGGTCAAGTGGAATCGACTCAGACAAGGAAATTGCTCGATCTCGCAAGCGCCGTCTACAGTATATCGCCAATGTTCTAGTAGTAACAGATAAGAAGAATCCAGAACGCGAAGGCACTGTAATGCTGTTCAAGTTTGGCGCAAAGATTTTTGACAAGATCAAATCTGCTTTGTATCCGGAGTTTGACGATGAACAGGCCTTAAATCCCTTTGATTTCTGGGAAGGCGCTAACTTCAATCTTCGGATTCGTAAAGTACAGGGAATGGTGAACTATGACAAGAGTGACTTTGCCGCATCTTCACCAATCGCTAAGACTGATAAAGCAATCGAAGAAATCTGGAAGCAGGAATATTCTCTACAGGAATTTATTGCTCCAGATCAGTTCAAGTCAGAAGATGAATTAAGCAAGCGGTTGGCACGTGTACTTGGTGACGGAACTCGTTCTACAGAGCCCGTAATCGCTAGGGCTTCACAGCCAGTAGCAGAATCACCTGTTGCTAGTGTATCAGAACAGAAATCGGAGCCAGTAGCAGAAAGCACTGAATCAGCAATGGACTTCTTCCGTAAGATGGCAGAGGACTAGATTCAACAGAAGTAAGAAAGGGCGACCATAAAGGTCGCCCTTTTTTTGTTTTAGAACGTGTTTGCTTTAGAAGCCGCGATATATGAACCATCAGCATTCCATGGAATTGGGGACGGCTGTACAGTAGTAGAATTGTGATTTACCACATTGCTCGTGGGCGCTGATATTACTTTAGTTGGCGCGTGATTGTTTGTTGTTTGCTTTTCTCTGATTTCTTTGTTTGTGCTAGTTATAAAACTATTTTTGTCTCTACTTTTCTTTCCGTTATTTCTTCTGGTGTTGGCAATAGCATTTCCTATATTGGATTTACCGTCAATATGAAGATTTATATTTTTGGCAGTCGACTGAATAAAAATATCTTGACTATCCGAGGTCTTTTTGACATTAGACGAATCTGGAGTATCGTTCCTAATATGTTTTGCTTTTGCTCCAACGCCGTTATTTGCGGCATTTTGATCGAGACTAGAATATTCACCAGCTTTTCTTTTTTGTGCCATATCATCCCAGCTCTTATACCCTTTAGCTTTGGCTAGACCATTTTTATAAACAACATCTTCCGCATTTCTCTTTTTAGCCAGTTTCTTTGGGTCACCATGCCAAAAGTTATAAACCGCGTTGGTTCCCTTATTGGCTAATTTGTGAACTACTGGAATTTTTCTAATATATTTCCCCGCTTCGTATCCAGCCATTCCAGCACCAGCAACCGCTGCAGCAGGGCCCGCAAATCTGAGTGCTCCACGAGCGAATGTTCCTGCATGAGATAATACCTTCGACCCAAGACCTCTTGATTTTGTTGCTATATTCTTAATCGAACCTTTCAAGGAACCTTTTGCGTTTGATACCTTCGCAGATACCCGCTTAGCCAAAGACGGCTTTTTGATTTTTGGAACACCCGTCATCTTAGGCTTGAATCCAAGTAGATTTTTTAATTTAGACACACCAAATGATAATACTTTCCACAAACCAGAAAATATATTTTTGACTAATGTTATGGGGGATAGAAGCAATCCAAGCGCTGCTCCCACCCCACCAACAACAGGAGCAAGCATCATCAGCGGTTTTAACAGAAGTGATCCTATAATTTTGAGTATATTTCCACTATTTTTCTTTTTTTCTTCCTTTACCACCTTTGCTTTTGGCTTCTCTCTTTTATCTTCTTTTGACTTCAATCCAGAAAGACGATCTTTCCCCTTGGTCATTTCCTTTAATATACTACTGCCGACAGACAAAATCTTTTCAAGTGTGTCATCAGCAGGCGATTCTCTGTTTGCCGAATTATCATCGGCCTCTTTTATGGCATCTACAATTTCTTCTGATTTTTTTATCTTTTTACTGTCTAATGCGCGTTGTTTTGCTAGTCTTGCCTTCTGAATCTTCTTTTCTTTCTTTCTAGCGAAGAAATTCTTAGTTTGATCAACCACCAATTTCGACAAAAACATCGTCGCGGGGGAATTACCTAAAAGAGTAGTAATACCAGCTACGGCGGCATCAGAGTATTTCTCCAATGCGCCTTTCACTTTGGTCATGGCAGTAGAATTGCTTCTGAACCCTTGTTGTAATGTATCTGCCTGCTGTTCCAACAATTCTTTTTCTTCTTTCGACAGCTTTCCGTTTGTGGCAATTTCTTTTTGTAGAATTTTTAGATGATTTTTGGCTATTTTTTGCTCATGCCAAGAACCATTAGCCGCTTCTTTTACTTTATCCATGCCTTCAACAACGGTTTTTAGCACAGAGGATTTTCCAGAAATTTCAGATAATTGTTTCTCATTGTGCTGAGCGGTAACGTCAAATCTATCAAAAGACGCTTTGGCTTTACCTAAAGTGTTCTCAATATCTTTTAAGTGTTTATCGCGTTTTTCTGCTTCCTTCTTTCTGGCAGCAGCGTTTGCTTTGTCCAGATCAGCCGTCGCACTATCTTTTATTTCTGCCATGTCAACCTCTTATTCAGTCTTTTTTTCTTGTAATCTTGCTATGATCATGAAAGAATAAATCTCACGTTCCCATGGCATCATGTTTTCTATTTCAGTCAAGCTATAATGAAATTCGTGCATCATCTCAAAATTCAATCTATAAAAAGTTTCAAGATTATCACTTATCAATATCAGTCGAAAAAACTTTCTATCCCTTGGATTTCAATTTTATCAGTACAGCCACAAGAAGCACAATTATAATCCACTGTCAATGTAAGTTCGGGCGCATCAGAAATCCATTCTTCTACCATATTAGTCTGTGCAGAAGTAAACGTACCAAAGAAATCGTCCATCTCTTCCTTTTCGAGTTTTTCTACTTCCCAAACTTGATCGGCGCTATAGATTGATTCGATATAAGCATAGATGGTCATAAACTTTTTCTCCAATGAAGGAATATCCATAGAATCAATAGCCAACAAAATCTTGCTGTTTGGAATTCTCATTTTCAAACCGATTCCACCAGCCAGATCAATAAGATTTGATTCGTTTGGTTTATTCACTTCGATGTTGTGTAAATCCACATCAATATCATTGACAAATCCACATTTTTTGCCATCTACTTCATTTTCGCATTGAAAAGAAAGTGTTGTATTATAGCCTTTAGCGCGACACCTAATCTGTAAGATGATCCACTCAATATCAGTTTCACAAATATCATCCGAATTGATTTTACCAAAAGTACAATTTGAAATTATTTGAGAAACTGCCTGCTCTAAATCTTTGTCATCAGAAGAAGCATCCGCCATGATCATTATTTTTTCTTCTTTCACTAGAAATGGTCGGTATTCGACTTCAATTCCAGATACAGGAAGTGTGGTTTTATATTTCGGTATTGTTAGAATTGGTAATGACATTAAATCTCCTAAATTGATTCCCAGCTAGTATATGCGAACAGAACATCGAAAGTTTCCACTACATTATCAGCATCGTATGCTAGAGCAATAGCGGATAATGTAGTTGGATACGCTTCGTAACAACGAACAGTCTTGATCTTCTTCATATCATTGGAAAGTTGTGTTATATCTATAGTCCCATAATATTGTTCCGGATATCGAAAACTGTTCGTCGTCTTGTCGTATATGTAATTATGCCATGCTTCAAATAGTGTTCTTTCTTTGTGATCATGAGACACTCTAAAAATCAATCTGAGTTCAGAGTAGATCAAATCATATGGTAGTTTGGTCTGGATTGGCTTGCCTCTTCGAACATCAAATGTCGCTACTGATTCGCCGGGTAGAGATGCTGACGTACAACTAAAATTAGTATCTTCTACATATCGGTCAAACGCTGGAATATTACCCGGCATATTCAAAGACATATTTACTCTATATTTTGTCGGCTTGGCAAATCCTATATTCTTTCTGAAAAAATCATGTCGATCATGTGTAGATGCTGGTGTAGAAGAGCCAAATAATGAAGGCATCGCAGGCAATGCTTTGCCCAATGCGGCAGTAGCAGCACCAAATCCGGGAATAGTTGCGGCTATCGCCTTTGCTGATGTGATAGAGCCATGAAGATTTCCTAGACCACGAGATATTTTTGAAACCATGCCAAGTCCGGGAATATCTAATCCAAGGGCATTGACAGAAGAAATTACATTGCTCGCTGACCCCAATTTAGAGACAGCAGATGAAATAGAATTTATTCCACCAATTCCAGTGACGATTGAACTAAGCGATTTCGTTGCGCTCTGCGTATTGCCAAGAATAGAATTAGTGTTTGAAAGTGTGTCAAAAATTGCCATTTAATGTCCTCTATTTGTTTCGATGAAACTTAGCAAGTGGTAGATAAATTATATTTTCCCACTCTTCTTTTGGAATTTCTAGTAAATTACTTCTAAAATGAGAAAACAAATACATTTTCACCGCTGGCTTGAATCTTTTTTGTTTCGCCAATGCTGATAGAGTGGCCGCAGCGATTTGTGGATATTTTCTCTTTCCCGATGCTTTTAATAAGGCAGATAATAATCGAGCTCTGGTGGCTGGGTCTAGGTAGTGAAAATTACAGCCCATCAAATGTTGCTTATCTCTCGACCAAAAAATTGTTAATGGCGCGGCATCCCAAATTGGAAGAGTGTCCTTGTATTTTGCGTCGTAAATCGACAAATATAATTTTCCAGACTCTGGACGCGTAACTTTCTTGAATCCAGATTTATTCAATTTCAACTTTAACCAAAGAATAGACTGCCGTGTTTTGGCCAGTATATTCGATCCAGACATCTTAATTTTCGAAAGTAATCCCATGTTATTATTTAGTAGTCAAGCTAAATAATCATCATGGCATATTCTGGATTTTTCACACCAACCCACCCAGAGAAGTGGATAATTACTAAAAATGGTCTTGGTGGTGGAAAGATAAAATATAGAAGTTCTTGGGAATTAAAGTTTGCAAAGTGGGCGGATCGTCACCCATCCATAATTCGTGTGGCATCAGAAGAAGTAATTGTACCGTATCGTTCACCGATAGATGGTAGAGTACATCGGTATTTTCTTGATTTTTTTATTGAATTGAAAGATAAGAACGATAATATCCGACAAATAATCATCGAAGTGAAACCAAACAAAGAGACGAAGCCTCCAAGACAGAAGAAAAATCAGCGCAGATATTTGAAAGAGTGTAGAACTTATGCGGTGAATCAGTCAAAATGGAAAGCAGCAAAAATTTACGCGGATTCAAGAGGATGGGAGTTCAAAATTATGACTGAAAAAGATTTGGGCATAGCTAAATAATAGTATGGCAACAATACATCGACAAGAATCATTAACATATCCAATCGACCTAGACGGCAATACTTTTGTTCAATTTTCTCCAATGGTTGTTGCTGGGGGAACAGACAACAAGCCAAGTCAAACTGGAAATTCGACTCAGATAGCTAACAAAGTTCGACACGAGAAGAAACAGACGACGATTTCTCTATATCATCCAGAAATGAGTAATTCCAATTCACAAATTGAATGGGACGCAGAAGACACTGGTCTTATTGCTAGACTTCTGAGTGACGCCAAAGGTGTTCTAAATGCTAATGGGTTTTCCAAAACCACAGACGCACTAAAAAAGGCTGGAATTGATATAGCACAAGATGTTTTGCTTGGTGGTACACCAAAGGCTATGTACAACAAAGCACATGGATTTATTCAAAATCCTATGAAAGATATGTTTTTCAAAGGCGTCGGATTTCGTGAATTTTCATTTTCGTTCACCTTTGCTCCGAAATCGAAACAGGAATCGAACAAGGCCAGAAACATTATAACCACCTTCAAGAAATATGCTCATCCGGGCGGCGGAACTACAACTTTAATCTATCCACCTAGATGGACGATATATGCTCAAAGAGGTGGTGTAGAAGTTCAGCAATTTCATCCTTCGTTTTTGACTGCCGTAAATGTAGATTTTTTACCCAATCAAGTGGTATCAAATTACACTGGCGGGGCGCCAACCAACATCAAATTAGATTTGACTTTCAAGGAATCACAGATTGTGACTTCGGCCGATTTCGATAATCTAAGTGCTGGGAGTTACGGGTACTAATGTTCTTCGATATGTTCCCAAAACTAACATTAAACAACACAACGACTGTAGATATTACTCGCAGAGCGTATATACCAGACAATATCAAAAACAGCACAGATTTCTTCTATTTGTATAATGTGAAAGACGGCGAAAAGATGGAAGATGTTGCTTATGACGCATATGGTGATGCAGAACTACATTGGATTATTATGCTGATGAATGATATTATAGACCCGTTCTTTGATTGGGTTATGAGTACGTCAGAGCTTGATAGATATATCACCAAAACCTATCCCGGAGTTGGTAATGTACCGAACGCTCCAGATGGCACACATCATTATATCTACAACGGAAACGTCTATAGTTTCCCTTATCCAAATGTAGCCACTGCCGTCAGCGTGTCAAATAAACAATATGAAATTGACAGAAACGAAACGAAACGGTCGGTTAGAATGCTTCGGAAAGAATATATCGATCGAGTAACTTCTGAAATGAGAACAGTTCTTAAATGACTGACGTTCTATATCAGGGTGGTATAAAAGTTGTTGGAGTCAAGCTAACATCAGACGGCGGGCAAACGGTTGACATATCAAGACTGTTCACCACGGCGTCTATCTATGAGGATATTTTCGCTAATTCTATGTCTGGTCATATAACAATGGCCGAAACTTTTAATCTTCCAGAGATTGTACCTATTGTTGGCGAAGAATCAATTCTGTTTGAGTTCACAACAAGTAAGACTTCGGCCAAGAGAACATTCAAAAAGACATTTAGAGTCACCAAAATATCAAATTATGTCATAGACAAAAACAATAGCATGGTTACATACACAATTGATTTTATCAGCCCGTTTTTTGAATCAAATCAAAAACATAGATTGAATCGATCGTTTGGCTCAGAAAAAACGCCAATGCTTTCATCTGATATTGTTTCTGATGTCTGTCAGAAAATGCTTGCCGTGCCAAATACTGAACTGATTGTTGATAAAACAAGATTCCCTAGAAATATTGTTTGCTCAAATTGGACGCCGTTTCAATTGTTTAATCATCTTTCGGAAACGGATATAGTTGACCCAGCATCAAGTGTAGAAAACAAAGCATCCACATATTTATTCTATGAGGATACGACGGGGTTCAAATTTATTCCAATTTCGAGATTGTTGGAAGACAAACTTCATGATTCTGACACACTTCGAGTGCTATCTTTTGACCCAATAAAGCCAACGAAGTCGCTACATGTTCAGACACCAGAAAATCAAGTGATTGATTTTCATATAGAAAAGTTTTCAGACAATCTTGACAATACAATGAACGGCCTGTTTAGTAATCGCTATGTATATCATGATATTATACACAAAACACTCACAACGTCTATGGTTGATTATTCTCAAGTTTTTAACGCTATGTCCCATCCAGACGGAAAACGTGCGTATTCTATAAGTACGCATAGAAAACAATCATCAAAGGAATCGACGATATTGTTACCCGCAGAATATCAATTTAGCAATGATCTTTCAACAGATCGAAAGTGGAAACAAGAACGACAAATCCTTCTACAAGAAATGAAAAACTATAATCTTGTGGTCACGGTAGCTGGTAATACAAGATTCAAATTAGGTTCAATTCTTGACTGTAAAATACCTTCGCCAAGAAAGAAGCCAGACAGCACAACAGAAAAATATGCTCAATTGTCAGGAAAATACTTGGCAACTAAAATTCGACACGACTTTTCGATGAATCATTATTATCAGACGATGAATTTGGCTAAAGGGTCACAGAGAAAGATATGACACCATTTCTAGGAACAAAGTTATTTGGCTGGGTTGGCGTAGTCGAAGATAGAAATGACCCTTTAAAATTGGGTAGAGTTCGTGTTAGAATAGCTGGACTACATTCAAGCAAATTGGTAGAGGATAGTAAAACCGGCGAAGGAATCCCTGTCCTATCGTTGCCTTGGGCGTATCCAGGCATGCCAATCACTAGCGCATCAATGAATGGAATCGGTGACACTCCAATTGGCCCAGTAGAAGGAACGTGGGTTGGTGGTTTCTCTCGTGACGGTAGAGCATGCCAAAATTTGATTTATACATATACATTGCCTGGTATATCTCAGACTGCTCCTATCAATGATGGATTCAATGATACGGCAGCTACTATTCCCGCAGCGAATCGACCACACACTGTTGGTTCACAAGGTGAGTTATTTCCAAGAACCAATTTTATCAAAGAGCCGGACACAAACAGACTAGCTAGAAATCAAAATATCAATCAGACCATTGTCAAGAAGAAACGGGATACAGAAGATAAAAATGTTCCGACTTCCACTGGAGCAACATGGAACGAGTTAACTACAGCATATAATGCCAAGTATCCATTCAATCGGGTAAATGAATCAGAATCCGGGCATATTACGGAGGTTGACGATACGCCCGGTGCGGAGCGTCTTCATCGGTATCATAGAACAGGTACATTTGAAGAAATCCATCCAGATGGTTCAAAAGTAACTAAAGTCGTCAAGGACAACTACGAAATTGTAGCTGGGTCGGATTTCGTTCATGTTATGGGCGACGTTAATGTGACAATAAATGGAAATTGTAATTTACTGGTAGACAAAAATCTAACCACTCACGTAAAGGGTAATTATAATTTGACTGCTGATGGTAATATAACCATGATCGGCACACGTATAGACTTGAATCCATAATGCCGGCAGTTCATAGAAAAGGCGACATAGGCACAGGCCACGGTTGCTGGCCGCCTAGACCAAATGATCAAGGAAGTCCTAATGTCAATGTAAATTCGATTCCTGTACATAGACAGTCTGATCATTGGGGCGCGCATACTTGTCCAGATATTCCTGAAACCCACGATTCAACTTTGGCTAGTGGCAGTTCAACAGTATTCGTAAATAGTTTACAATTGGCTAGAATTGGCGATCCAGTAGCTTGTGGTTCTAGCTGTGCTACTGGAAGTTCTAATGTTTTCTCGGGATGAACTAAATACTATATGGCAAAATATATTGATCTCAATCCAAATTTCGTCGCTCATCCAAAAACTGGGGATTTGACGAGACTATTTGACGCGCCAGATATAAAAAATTCAATCAAAAGTTTAGTTTTGACTAATTATTATGAAGTTCCGTTCCGACCATGGGAAGGAGGAAATATTTTGGATTTGCTATTTGAACCGGCCACCCCAATCACAACTAGAAGAATCAAAGAACGAATTACAGATTTGATAAACACATACGAGACAAGAGTGCTGTTGCTAGATATGAGAATCAATTTTATTGATGCCAATAATAGTTACGATGTCAAGATAGATTTTGAAATTGTCGGAAGCAGCCTGCCAATGTCTATGTCAATCATTTTACAGAGGGAAAGATAATGTCAGCAGCCAACACCGTAGCAGAATTAGACTTTGCTAAAATCAAGCAAAATCTAATCGACACCTTTCGAGCAAATCCTAATTTTGTAGATTATGATTTTTCTGGTTCCACTATTTCAGCACTTCTGGATATGTTAGCATATGTCACACATTATCAAGGGGTATATGCCAATCTAGCTTTTGCTGAAAGATTTATTGATACTGCTAAAATTAGAAATTCGATTGTCTCTTTGTCGAAAGAATTGGGATATTTCCCTGCGCAGGCTTTACCGGCAATTGGTTCATTGAATCTAAGTACGCCAATCAGTAGCATTTCCGGTCAACCTTCTACATTTGTATCGAACGCTAAGATCAATTTTGTGGGCACTACAACCGATAACGTCAATCATGAGTTTTGGTCACAGACAGATTTAGTGTTCAATCAAATTGGTTCAAACTATGTGGCAAACGCTGTTCTTCGCCAAGGCACTCAAATCACGCAAAGATTTGTTTATACTGGAACACATCGAGCAGAGTTCATTCTTCCAAATTCTAAAATTGACATTAGTTCTATTGCTGTTCGCGTCAAGACAAATACTACAATTCCAGACGCACAAGCAGTATTATGGTCTAGGGCCGCTACTTTTGGTGGTTCGATGGCAAATTCTACAATTTATTATCTTGAAGAAACAACGGATAATAATTTACGTCTAAGTTTTGGTGATAATGTTCTTGGTAAAGCGTTATTGGTTGATAATGAAATCATTGTGGACTACAATATTTCTGAGGGGGTGTTAGCAAATTCAGCTAAAGGTTTCAGTATCAGTTCATCGACTATAGCGGGTCATCCAAGCAATTTGTTTTCTATTACAAACGAGGTTGCTGCCAAAGGCGGTACAGACGCGGAAAATGTCGAAGCGATTCGTATAAATGCGCCGGGGGTTTACGCCGCACAAAAGCGCGCTGTTACTATTACCGATTATCGAGCGTTATTGCTAAATCAGTTTCCTTGGATTAAATCAATCAATGTATGGGGAGGGGAAAATAATGTACCTCCTCAATACGGTCAAGTTTATATTTCGATTGTTCCCAATTATTCTAATATTTTGGATTTGACCGCCAGTTCCAATATCTTGACATATTTGAAAAGTGTATCCATTGTTGGCACTGGTGTAAATATAATTCAACCAGATATTTTGACTGTGAATACTACATCGATTGTAGATTTCTTACGAGACAAAACAACAGATTCTCATATTCTGGTTGAGAGTGCTGTGAATTCTGCTATTGCTAATTATTTTACCACAACAAGCGGTCTACTGAATCAAAATATCAATTATTCTAAATTGTTGGCGGCAATCGATGCTTCTCATATTGCTATTCAATCAAACACCACCACAATTTCGTTGTCTATGAGTAACACTCCAGATACGGTTCATAGTACAGATGTCATTTTTGATTTTGGAAATGCTTTGAAACCAAATACGATAGCCACTCAAAGCTGGGTATCGCCATCCTCAGAGATTATATCAATGAAAGATGATGGAAACGGCTCTATCTTTTATGTTGTTAATGGTGTCGCACTAAATAATAGCGGTTCACAGTATAGCGTAGATTATACAACCGGAGTTATTACATTGAAGGGGTTTTTACCAAATATTGTGGCTGGTGATAGTGTAGTTTTTAATGCTGTTCCAGTTTCTAATGATTTACGTTCAAATCGTTCTTCCATCATAGAATTAGGAACCACTAGCACAACGGCAGTGCTTGTATGATTCCGTCAAAGATTTCTATATTCCTAGATAGGTTTATTCCTTCACATATATTAGAGAACAATCCAAAGTTCTATGATTTTATGCTGGGTTATTTGGAGTATTTGGAGACAAACAACGGGCCGTATGATATTATAACGAAGCTTATTGTGGATGAAAACATCAGCAATAGTGTTGCTTTATATCTTGACAGTTTTCAGAAAAAATATGCTCCTTTTATGCCGCTGGCTTCTGTTGCGGATGTCGAATTGATATTTCAGCAGATACGCAAATTCTATATTGCTAAAGGCACAGAAGAATCGTTCAGATGGCTATTTCGTGCTTATTACGGACAAGAAATTAGTTTCTATTATCCAAAAGTAGACATTCTTCGGGTTTCTGATGGCCGTTGGTATGAGCCGGTAGATCTAGTTATAGTCGATTCAAATGGCACAGCTTTGACTAATCTCAAAAAGTATGTTGATAGTACCATTATAGGTAAAACATCAGGGGATCGAGGAACAGTAGAAAAATTCTACGGTAACCAAATGACCATTGTTGGGGCCAGCAAAACTTTTCAATCCGGCGAGCAACTAATATCAATCGAAAATCCTCTTGATGTGTTCTTCATCAGTAGCCAAGTAGCGCCCGCAATTTCTACTGGCAAATGGAAAGGAACAGATGGGCAGATTTCTTCCAATAAGAAGATAGAGGACAATTACTATTATCAAGACTTGTCGTATGAAATAACGGTTGGTATATCACCAGACACATTTAAGATATTATCTGATAGTGCTATTCACCCAGCAGGTAGAAAGATGTTTGCCAAGGTAGCAATATCTAATTCTGCTTCTGTGAATCCGAGTGTCACAACAAGTAATTATTTATTGACTATGTTGAC